GATGTTAGCCTACAATGAAGAGTTAGAAAGGGTACAACGTGAGGCAAATGAGAAACTAAGAATTGAATCTGAGAAAGCATTAGAAGATGCACCCATTGATGTCTTTAATACTTTAGCTGGTTACTTTGTTGACCAAGCAATATCAATCAATACTGAGCAACCTAAGAACATTAGGGTGACTAAGAAAGCAAGAATCTGTGGTGAGGTCAATTGGTCAATGGTACTTAATGTATTATTTGCAGCAGAAGTATTAGACTACCAAGAACTGCTAACACCACTTGCTAAGGCTATGGAAAAGTGCGGAGTAGTTAAGATTGATGGTATTGAAATTTACGACCATAAGACCCAAGTTATACGATAAGTTATGACAAGAGACCAATTCGTATACTATCCAGCATTATCTTGTTCACGAATCAAGAAACACTATACTGGTGACATCAGCTATGCAAAAGTAGCATTAGAGTTAGGTGTTAGTTTGCACCATCAGTTACTTGATTTGAAACCTGAAAAGATGAACATTGAGGCATACAATGTACACAAGGCAATAAGTAACCATCCAGTAGCAAAGAGAATAATGAATGGTGCAATAAATGAACACCCATTGATTAAGGAAGTTCAGATTGGCAGACATACTATTCAAGGGAAAGCAATGTTTGATATCTACAATCAGCAACTTAATGTGATTGCTGACATCAAAACAACATCAGCAAAGACCTTAGATGTATTTGGACAAGATATGACCAAGCATTACAACCACATCCAAGCAGTATGGTATTCATTGATAGCTGGTATTGACCCTAAGAATTTCTACTACATTGGAGTGACTGCAAGAAGCAAAAGAAGTGGTAGTACATCTGATAGCATCTTAGTATATCGTCATAATGACCATGAGATTGCAGATGCCTACAAACTCATTACTGGATACCTTGATGTAAACATTAATGAACTCAAATCAAATTTTAATTCATCTTATAAATCTTGAAATATGGACTTTAACGATAAGAAAACATCAGTAATGAAGTTAGTTGACTTACTAAAGACTCACGAACCACTAATGCAGAAATGCCCTGAAGTTATAGAGATAATTGAAAACCTTTATATTGAAATTGAAAAGATGCAGATTATAGAGGCATACAAAAAAGGATACAACGAATGTTCAATTGGTAGGTTTTCAGATTCAGAAAATTATTATAAACAATCATATGAAGGCTGATATAATTCAACACATCGAATACTTAACCAACAAGTCTAACAAGTTCAAAGAGATTGATGAAAGGTATTCAATAGCAGTCAATAGATGGTTTTTATGTGGTGGTGACCTATCATCATCACAGATTGCAAACTACCTTGATTTGAGCCACAATAAGTTGACTCTACTTATTCAGCAAAGAATGTCACTAATGACTGGTGTAGACATTAAAGACCAAGCACCTAAGATTGAAGTGATGTATAGTGAGAAAGAAATAGAAAGGCTCTACCCTAAGTCATATCGTTATGAGTGGCAACCAGTATACGAATTGAACTACTATCTGTATCTTGCAAACAATTCAAGAAGTCAACTAATCCATAACTATAAACTCTTTCTAAATGAATCACGAAGCAGAGATTTACAAGGTAATAGCAAGGTATCTAAGCATTAAGTACCCTAAGTTAATATTCAGATTTGACTTTGCTGCTGGTATGTACCTCAGCCCTTATATGGCAAATAAGCATAGGTCACAGAATCCAATCAAAGGTTACCCTGACTTATTTATTGCATTACCACGTGGTAACTTTGCTGGTCTATTCATTGAGATTAAAACTGACAAGGCTAACCCATTTAAGAAAGATGGTACATTGAAAGCTAATGAGCATACAGAAAGACAAGCAGAAGTATTGAAGATGTTAAATGAAGTAGGTTATGCTGCATTGTTTTCAACTGGAGTAGATGAAACAATAAAAGTGATTGAGAGTTATATTAATCAAGAATAATTTTTTATCTTTACACCATTCAGAGGTAGTAGCCTGAATGGATTAAAAAAAATTGTCGCCCTATGGTGACTGCGAGACCGAGAATAATTCAAGGTCGCTACTACCGCAGTCTTCATAGGGCTTTTTAATTCTAAAAATTATGACAACAAATCTTGAAAAAATGACTAAGTGGGAAGTTCAAAAAGCAACTTTCCTAATCTTAATGGCAAAGGATTTAGAAATGGATATTCATTGCTATGGTGAATTGGATGTAAACCAAAATAGTGGATACACCTATTTATGGCTGGAAGATTATGACTTTACTCTTTATCTTCCTATCAATTGTGATTTGAAAAGAGAGGACGTTTATGTATTGTGGACAAACCATCATAGTGGTGAAGAGATAGAAGAATCATTAGATGAATTTAATGATTTGCAAGACATTAATGAATGGGTAAAAAAATTAGAAAATGAACATGGACTCTCGTAATACTTGCATCTTTTATCGTTCAATGTTTGAATCAATAAAAGAACTACCTAAAGACAATCAGGCTGAGTTATACAATGCCATCTTTGAATACTCATTAGACTTTGTTGAACCATCATTAAGTGGTCTATCATTGACTATATGGAGGCTTATAAGACCAGTATTGGAGAAAGGCAATACTAACTATATCAATGGAAGTAGACCGAAATTAAAGCAAACAATAAGCGAATCAGAAGCGAACACGAAGCGACTTGTAAGCGAAAGCGAAGCCTATAAGGATAAGGATAAGGATAAGGATGAAGATAAGGATAAAGTTGTTAGTGCTAAAGCACCATCATTCAAGTCTTATACTCATCAAGACCTTATTAACCAAATGAAACCATTGATTGATAAATTTGGCAAAGACACCTGCAATGCTTTTTATTCATATTGGAGTGAACCATTAGCCAATGGTAAAATGAGATTGACTAATGAAAAGGCTTGGGACACTCATAGAAGACTATCTACTTGGAAACAGAGAGAGAAACAACCTACTACCAACTTTGTCAAACAAGTTCAACCAGTCTTTAATCGTTCATCACAAGGTCAGAAATATGTAGGTGATGATGTGATATAGTTGTACGTACAAAAAATAATTAAAAATATTTTTATAAATGTATTGCGTATTCAAAAAAGAGTTCTATATTTGCCTATCAATAAATCACTAAAAAAATAATCACTATGAAAAGTCCACACTACTCAGAAGTTCTAAGGTCAGAGATTGAAAGAAAGAATGATTTGCTTGATTTGTTAAGCGATGAATTAACTGACACCCTTGTATACCTATGCTCCAGTAAATTTCAAGGATTTGAAAATAACTATGTCAATGCTCAAGAGATGGCAAACAGAATATTAGAAATAAGAAGTTTAATTTTAGCAAAATACTAATGACTAACCCACAACAAGCACTTATAGGTATTCTGATGACTGGTGAGACACATCAGGAACTAATACCTCAATTAGGTGAGCATCTCTTCAATGAGGTGCTTACTTCAAGGTGTTACCAAGTAATCAATAAGGCAATCGACAAAGGTCTTACACCTAATTTAGTCAACTTCTTTATGACTGCTAAAGACATTGATAAGTTCAGTCCTAAAGAAACATCTGAGATAGTTACTTGGTCAAATAACTTGACCTACAATGAACCAGTTAACGAATACATTGCTATACTGAAGGATGAACACATCAAGAGGTCAATAGCATCAATTGTAACTGAGCAGTCATTAGGACTTAGTAATACAGATGGATTCACAACTGCCACATCAATCATCAAATCATTAACAGATTTACTTGATACTGGTTCTAACTCAGATAATATCATTAACCTATCTGACCTTACCAATGATGAAAGGGAGTCATACTATCGTAGGGCAGCATTGACACTATCAGGTAAGACTACTGGTCTTGAGACTGGTCTAAAATCACTCAACAAGTTTACTGGTGGATTCCATCCCGAATTTATAATCATTGCTGGTAGACCATCAATGGGTAAGACTGCATTGGCATTGTTTCACGGAATGAAAAGTGGTGAGGCTGGTATCTATTTCAATCTTGAGATGAATAAATCTCAACTATGTCAAAGGTTAATACTACAAGAGGCTGGTGATAGTATCCACTCTTCACGACTCAGAGATGGTAACCTAAGTCAATCTGAACTGCACTCATTTGAGAGGACTATAGGCAGCATTGAGAAAGCACCATTCTTGATTTACGATAAGGCAAGATGTGGTGTACACGAGGCAATAAGGGTAATGAAGAGAGAGCATCGTAAAGGCAGATGTAAGTGGGCAATCATTGACTATTTGCAATTGATGACCATAGAAGGCTTTAAAGGAGGTAATAGAGAGGCGGAGGTAGCTGAGATAAGTAGAACATTAAAAGCAGCACAAAAAGAACTTGGAATACCAATTATAGCACTTGCTCAGTTGAGTCGTGAGGTAGAAAAACGACCCGACAAGAAACCAATCTTATCTGACCTAAGAGAATCAGGTTCATTAGAGCAAGATGCAGACTCAGTTGCATTTGTTTGGAGACCATCATACTATGGATTGAATGATGATGATGGCAACCCATACACTAACCACATCTTCTATCTATTTGAGAAACATCGTCAAGGTGCTACTGGTGTAGTTGAATTTAGGCATTCACCCAATATGACCAACTTTACTGATGTGACTACTCACGAGATTGGTAGTACATTTTTACCTCAACCTAAAGACCTTAGACACTATGCAGACAAAGACTGGGATGCTCCATTCTGAGTATTCAAACTACCTATTAAAGTATAAAACAGAGCCGTTTGTTATGTTAGATGAAATTGACTTAACCTATGAGCGGTTTGAAGACTTATTCAATAGTTCTTATTCATTTCGTGAGATGTGGTCAATTGAATGTGACCTCAACTACTATGAGATAAGAAGTGGTAAGTGCGAATATGCTAAAGTGTATCATGGTAAGATATTTTGTAAATTGATAAATTGTAAATAAAAAATAAAATATGATAAGTATAAATAGTTTAAGTGGAGGTAAAACAAGTTCATACTTAGCAGTTCATTATCCTGCTGACTATAACATATTTTCACTTGTTACAATAGATGGTGACAAGTGTAGACCAAATGATAAAAAAATAATTCAGATGGTAAATGACAAATTATCAAAGTATGGATATACTGAAAAATATGGGGACTTCATAGCAACTGCTGAAGATGACAAAATACTTAAGGTAATGTTTGACTTGGAGCAAATGATTGGCAAAGAAATAATATGGATAAGGGGTGATAGTTTTGATATTGTAAATAAAAAACATGGTAGGTTAGTACCTAACATGGAAAGAAGATATTGTACAAGTGATATGAAAATATATCCAATAGCAAACTTTGTCTATAACAACATAATGCCACAATACGATATGATGCCTGTATTTTCAAATGTTGGTTTTAGATATGATGAGGAACATCGTGCAAAAAAAGATAGAGAACTAAGGTCAAAAATAATTGTTGGTAAAAGAGGCACAAGAAATAAGTGGGATATGGTTTTTTGGGGTGTGGCAAATTACCCTTTAATCTATGATAAGATTATGCACCATCAAGTGAGAAACTATTGGCAAAATAAAAGTATAGACTTTCAAGAAGATAGTAACTGCATTGGGTGCTTTTGGAAGGATACTCAACAATTAAGAAAAAATTGGGATGACCACCCAAACAAAATGGAATGGTTTTCTGAACAAGAGCGAATTTCAAAGTATAATTATAAAAGTAAAACTAACTATGATAATATTAAAAAGATTGGTTTGCAGCAATCATTCAATTTTGGAATAGGTAGTGGATGTCAAGCAGGATATTGCACTGACTAATTTTATATAAAAGTACAACGTAATCATATAATCACTATATTTGCTGACTATGGAACAAATCAAGAAAGATAACAGAGGTGGTAAGAGACTTGGTGCTGGTCATCCATTCAAATATGGTGAACGTACAATCAATATCACATTTAGAATACCAACTTCGCATAAGGCATTAATCAAGGCAATGGTCAAAGAATACCTTGACAAGGTGAGTAATGAATTCAAATCAAACAAACCAACTAAATCTGAACATTATGGCTGCTGAACAATCAAGCATTGAAATAATCTTTGAAAAACAAAACGAACTTACCATTGATGATTTTAATCTATGGCTCACATCAAGTTATGAAGAGTTAAAGTCTCAGCATAAGATGGAAGTGATGGGTGCATATGAATGTGGACTGGAAGACTCAGAAACAGAAAGGTATGCACCAAAGGCATCATTAGACTTTTACAATCAATTCTACGCATAAGAATTAATAAAAATAAACTATGAACTTGTATACATTTTACCACAATTGCTTAAATGATAGCGATAAAAGGTATTTAGCACATTTGCTAAAAAAGGAAAAAGTAAAAGCATCAACTGAATTGTTAATCAAAGACTGGATTTGGAAAGTTGATTGTTCAGTTAGACTTACAAACATATTAAAATGTTATTATAGCGATATTGATATTTATCCATCTCAAATAACTAAAGAAATGTTTTTAAGTAATCGTAATAGTGGAATTACAACGTGGAGAGAGTTTGAAATATTAAGGGGAGATAATCTATGACACCTCAACCTATGGACAATAACCTACTACTTATACCTTGTGCAATTGAATCAGTTGCTACAAGAAGAGATAAGACTCTTAAGGTAGTGATAGGTACACAAGAACTATCTCCATCTAAGGCTGCTGAGTTATTTAACCAGTGGACATCAGGTGTAGGTGTGATGGCATTCAAAGGTGAATCATTCAATTACAATGATGAAGAGTTACTCAAGGCTATCAAGATAGATGCAGAAGAGATGGGCAGCAAGACACCCAGTCAAAGGTTGAGGTCTTGCCTATATGTTCTATTTGAACGCAATCCCGAAGGCTACCAAGACTTCAATAATTACTATTCAGCTATGATGGATAAGTTTATCGACATGGTTAAGAAAAGAATTGACACCTACCAGTTATGAATCTACTAACTCAGAATAGTGATTTAAAAAAGTCAGGCATATTTGGTTGGACATTACCAGCACATTGGGTTACATTGACAGATGGTACAAAATTTAATACTTGCCCTAATGCTGGTGCTTGTGCTGCATTTTGTTACGCCAAGAATGGTACTTACCTATTCAGTAATGTTAGAAAGGCACACATTGAAAAGTTAGAATTGGTACTTAACAATCGTGAAGAGTGGAAAAGAATGATGATTGAAGAGATTAAGAAGCCTAAGTACAAAAGTAAATACATTCGTATACATGATGCTGGAGACTTCTTCAATGAAACATATGCACAAGATTGGATTGATATAGCTACTGAGTGCAATGAGTCAATATTCTATACCTACACTAAAGAAGTGACAATGATGAAGCAATTACAAAAGCCTGATAACTTCATAGTCATATACTCATATGGTGGTAAGCAAGACCAGTATATCAATAAAGAAGTAGATAGGCACTCTGATGTATTTCCCGACTATGATGAAATGATTAGACTTGATTATGTTGATATAGCAGAAGACGATAAACAAGCAGCCATCAACCCAAATCATAAAATTGGTCTATACCGAAATAATATTAAGCACTTCATAAAAAAGATGGGTACTAAAAAGTTTAGTGACTATCAAAAGTAATACACTATGAACAAGACCCACACAATAGAAGATGGTAGTGGTAATAGATTAATTGCCACACATAACGATGCAGTAATCAACCTATCACTATTACTTGCAGATGGTAAGAAGAGAGCTATAGGTCAGATTGATAAAGGCACAAGAACATTAAGATTAGTTAGGTCAAGGTCAAAGCATCTGATGAGAGCCAATAACTCATATGGCATCAACTACTACCTGATTGAGAATGGTAAGTCATTTGACAAGGTGCAGATAGTTGATGAGCAGAATAGCTGGTTAGTGACTAAGGACTATCTGATAGAACATTGCACCACAATGAACTTCAAGGCTCAAGGCTTTGAGTTACAGAAATTCATATCACTTGATAAATTAAATACATTTGCAAAATGATTATAACAAAGAGTGTAAAGATTAGTGAGGTAAAAGTAAATCCAAACAATCCACGACTTATCAGAGATGATAAATTTGCTAAATTGGTGCAATCAATAAAAGACCTACCTCAGATGCTTGAGATACGTCCTATCGTTGTTAATACCGATATGGTGGTATTAGGTGGCAATATGAGGCTCAAGGCTTGTAAAGAGGCTGGATTAAAAGAAGTACCTATTATCATTGCCGATAACCTAACAGAAGACCAGCAGCGTGAGTTCTTGATTAAGGACAATGTAAGCGGTGGTGATTGGGATTGGAATATGATTCAATCAGAATGGGACACGAATGAATTAGCTGAATGGGGGTTAGATGTACCTCAGTTTGCAAGTGACATCGATTACTCAATACTTGATGATGATGACGTATCTCAACAACTTGAAGATATGACTGATGGTGTTAAGAAGGCAATACAGATAGAGTTTGAAGCAGAACACTATGAAGAGGCTTATGAACTGGTTAAATTTTGGAGAGAGCGAGAAGCCTACGTTGGTGGTATGATAATAGAATATTTGAAGTCTGAAAAGGAAACTTTATGATTTGCTTTATACCCACTAAAGGTAGACCACAAACCAAAACATACAAACTATTTCAAGATGCTGGAATAGAGGTAAAGCACTTTATTGAACCACAAGAAATTGATAAATATCAAGTTCCAAATAAAGTATGTATTGTAGAAAACGATAAAGGTATTGGATATGTTCGTAATTTTATGCTTGATTATGCAAGAACAAATAACTATGAATGGGTTATAATCTGCGATGATGATGTAGTTTCATTTGGAATTTATAATGGAAAGACAATAAAAAAAGATGCTACTATTTGGTTTGATATATTAAAAAAAGCAATGTCATTACCATTTGAAATTATAGGTATTAACTATACTCAACACGCATGGCACGAAAAAACAAATTACTCAATTAATAAAAAATTTGCAGAGGTTTGTATCTTAATGAATGTTAAAAATATTAATTGGAATTATAGGTCTGAGTTCAATCTTAAAGAGGATAGAGACTTTGCCCTACAGACAATTAAAAATGGAAATGGAATATTGAGGTTTAACAAATATTGGTTTTCATGTCCTGATATTGGTAGTAACGCTGGAGGACTTAATGATATGTACAAACAAAAAAAAGATGAAGAGTCTGCAAAAAAAATGTGCTACGAATGGAATCCCTATATAACACTTCAAAGAAAAGGTGAAAGAATAGATATGAAAACAGATATAAAAGCATTGGCTAATCATTATAATAAAATAGTCAAATGAAACGTATAGACTTAATCAAAGTAGAGCAAAATGTTAAAATAGGTGAAAATTGCGATTACAAAGAACCTAATATAACAGAAGATAGTATATTTTATGCAGATGGAGAACCAATAGGATTCTATCTAACAAAGATGCCTGATAAGATGTGCAAACTTGCAGACCTTGCAGATAAAGAATTAAGAAGTAAGAATGTGCCTAAATCAATGTTAAATAGAAGACAAGCTGATGGATGGGATGAAAAAAAAGGAATATGGAAATATAAAAATGAAGTACATCAATGGAGTTGTATTTTAGGTGGTGTGCCACCAAAACCACACATGAGAAGAAACTACGCAACCATATCAAGTGTTCACTCAGTTAAGACTGCACAAACATTTATCAAGGCAATGTTATTACTTGCTAAAGAAAGTGAGCAACTAATAAAGGAAATACTACCTAAGCAATACGAACAACAAGTAGAACTATTCAAAGGTGTACCCGACAAATGGAAGTTTGGAAACCTATTCACCAGTTCAATCTCAAACTATAATATATCAGCACCATTCCACAGAGACACTGGTAACATAGTAGGGGCGGTTAATGTAATCATCTGCAAGAAGTTTAATTCTAAAGGCGGTGACCTACATATACCAGATTATGGAGCAACCATAGGACAGCAAGACAATTCTATACTTGTTTATCCTGCGTGGAGAAATGTTCATGGGGTAACACCTATCACACCAACACATGAAGGAGGATATAGAAACTCACTTGTATTCTACCCACTAAAGGCATTCGTAGGATTAGATTAAACAGACAAATTACAGACGATTATGGCATTTCCACACGATGGCAAGAAGATGAAGAAAGGTGAGACATTGAACCCCAATGGGAGACCTCGTAAGCTACCTGAGTTAGATAAACTACTTGCAGATGTAATGGGCGAAGAGAAGGATGGTTTAAGCGCAGCAGAAGCGATATTAAAGGCATTGAGGGCAAAGGCTACCAAAGGTGATATAAGAGCGGCAGAGGTCTTGCTTGATAGGGCATACGGCAAAGCAAAGCAAACCATTGATAATAACTTGAACGTATCTCAACCATTAGTCATAACGCTAACGGAAAGTAAAGATGACGAATGAACATAACGCTAACCAGCAGACAAAGCAAAGCATACAAGTTAGCACTCAATGGTGAAAAGAAAGTCATTGTCTTTGGTGGTGCAATTCGTGGTGGTAAGACGTGGTGGCTGCTTATCACCTTATCAGCATTAGCATTGAAGTACCCACGTTCAAGATGGGTAGTTATTCGTAAGACGCTACCCGACCTTAAACGCACAACATTCCCATCATTTAGTTCAATACTTAACGATGGTCTTAATGCTTATGTCAAAGAGTGGCACTTAGGAACTAATGTGGTTAAGTTCGTTAATGGTTCAGAGTTAATATTTATGGCTGAGAGTTATGACGATGACAAGGACTTGAATAGGTTCAGAGGACTTGAGGTGAATGGTGCTGGACTTGACGAGGTCAATGAACTTCAAGAAGCAACCTTCTATAAGGTTCAAGAGAGGATAGGTAGCTGGAATAAGGCTATAGGTCAACCACCAATTGTTTGCCTTGCCACTTGCAACCCAGCTAACAACTGGGTAAAGTCAGTAATCTATGAAAGGTGGCGAGGTGGTACACTACCTGAGAAATGGTCATACATTAACTCACGCATAACAGATAACCCATACATTAGTCAAGAATACTTAGACTCACTTAAAGAGTTGCCACCAATTCAATATGCACGATTCGTAGAAGGTGACTGGGACGTGATGGATGATGTATCAAACCCATTCCTATATGCTTGGGATGATTATAGACACATAGACGATTCACTAACATTAAATCCTAACCTACCAGTATTCGTATCAGTCGATTTCAATATTAACCCATTGTCTGCATTAATCATTCAGCAGCACACCACTAAAGGTTGTTCAGTCATTGGTGAGATTAACATTGATAAGGGTAGCATTGATGCTTTCTGTGATTACGTTGAAGGGTTGAATGTACCACGTGGTCTACTAAGAATAACTGGTGATGCAATGGGTAGTGGTAGAAGCATTCAACAACGTGATAATAGTTCAGCCTATACTCAAATCAAAAGAAGGTTACACCTTGCAGATTCACAGATTATCATACCAGCCAATCCTACCCACTACAATAGTCGAATAGACTGCAACAATGCACTAACTCGTCTTGAGATAAAGGTGAACTCAGTTAAGTGCAAAGGGTTGGTCTATGATGCTAAACAAGTACAATGTAATGCTGATGGTGGTATCATCAAATCAAACAGAAAAAACCTATCTGAACGTGCTGACTTTTTAGATTGTTTTCGTTACTTTGTCAATGCTATTTTAAAAAGATACCTATGAGCATTTGTTCACCTTGTTACGATTCGGGAAGCTATGTAGATGTTTGTGCTACTGGTCTTACATTTGGGGTTGCTGAACCTGATACATCTTACCTTGTATGCATACAGTATAAGGCTACTGGTCGCATTCAGACCTTTGTATCCATTAGTGATGAGTTTGGTAACATAACCATTGAAGGAGTATTGATTGACCCATTACAAGGTTATACACTATGGATAACAACAGATACACCAAACGGCACAAGGCAAGACCTAACCATAGGTGCTGACACCTATACTTGCATTGACTTTAGTATTGCAGTTAGTGATGCTGAACCATCCATTGTAAATCTTACCAATGACTAAGTTATCAGCAATCATTAGAGGGTGGTATTACTACCTTACTGCAAGTTCTAAGAATAAGAAACTAAGTAGTGAACGAACTGCTATCTGTAACAATTGCCAACATAGGTATAAGAGATTGAATCTATGCAATGCTTGTGGTTGTTTTCTACCAGCTAAGACAAGGGTTGAAGATGCACAATGCCCTCACGAATACTGGTGACCTATGGCAAACTTTATCATCTTACAATCTACATTGATTGAATACAACAAGAACATTGAAGATGAAGAGTTACAAGAACTATCTGCAATTGATTTAGGAGACTGCAAGGTGTTGGTTAATGTCAATGCTATAATGATGGTCATAGAGAATCAAGGCACAACAATACTAACCTTAACCAACTTAGATAGGTTGGTTAGCAACAACACAATAGATGAAGTTATTCAGAAAATTAATGCCAGTCAAGTTGTGGCATCGATTCAATAGATGGAATCAAAAACAATCAAGTTACAACTTGGTGAAGGTATTCACTCAGGATGGGTACAACTATCTTAGATTCCCGAAAGAGACCAATATGCCACTTGAACGATTTAGTATGTCAATGGCACTACTTGAACGATTGAGTTCAGGTATAAGTGGTAGTGAGATGGAAGGCATACTGGAAGGTATGGAGAAAGCATTGGCTGCTGGTCTAACCAATCCAAAGAATGCAGCATTGGTTGCTACCTACATACACATTATTCGTGAGAGACAAGACACCATCATCCATCGTGACATCTTACTCAACATTGCAGCCACTTGGATTATACGTGATGATGAAGACCCAACAATAATCAACAACGATATTCACAAAGAGAAACTTGAAGTATTTGATGCGATGTGTAAGGAGGGGTCGCACGATTTTTTTTATCGTTTGGACATAGAGCCGCTAATACCCTTAATGTCTATGTCAGCAGAAGACTTCAAGAAATTATGGGATTACAACGTGGAGGCACAACGCAACCTGATAAAAGCATTGACCCACTTAGATGGAGTCCACGATACAGAGCGAGTGAAGCGACCACGAGAATTAAAAATCAAGTAATGACAATTGTTGAGGGTGATGTGGTTGCATACAATCAACTTATGAGTGGTGATGTTGACTTATTTTTGACTAAATTTGAATCGTTCATAAAATCTCAACAACGTGGCAGTAGTATACATTGAATATGAAGCAAAGGCAGCATCACTTAAAGGTGTAACTGATGAGATTATCAATGCCAATAAACAGATTGGTGACTCAGCAGAGAAGGCTGGTAAGGAGGGTGCTGATGCATTCAAGAAGATGGGTTCATCAATGGCTGGTGCATTTGCTGGTGAGAAGGTTAAGAAGGGATTAAAGGACATTAATGTAGAATCATTACAACTTGTTAAGACCTTACCTAAGGTTGTTGCTGAAGTAATGAAGTTAGCCAATACTGCTGATGATGTTGCTAAATTAGAAGACCAACTTAGAGAACTTGCACTTGCTGGTAAAACAACCACTAAAGAGTTTGATAACATAGCAAAGGCAATAGGTGAATACAAGGCAGCCATTACACAAGCAGATAGAGCAGTAGAAGCATATGCTAAGTCAACTGATGCTGCATCAAGTAGAATAGGTATACTTGAAGACAAGCTATATGATTTGGCAATTGCTGGTCAGCAAGATACTCAGGAGTTTAAAGACCTAATAGCTGAAACAACAAAACTAAAAAGAGCAATCTTTGAAACTGACCAACAAGTGGATTCATTCGTTGAGAAGGGTCGTGGATTCAATGCAGTAGTTCAGAATGTACAATTAGTAGGTGCAGCATTCCAAGCAGTTCAAGGAGCAAGTGCAGCCTTTGGAACTGAGAATGAAGAACTAACTCAGACCTTAACAAGGCTCAATGCGATAATGGCTATCACTGGTGCATTAGAACAAGCAAGAGCCATACTACTTGAGCAACAAGCAAAGAAGACTGGTGTTTATGCAATTGCTCAGAAAGGTTATAATTTCGTAGTTGATGCTGGTACAACAAAATTAAAATTATTCAGAGCAGCATTACTTGGAACTGGAATAGGTATAGCAATCTTTGCTATTGCTAAATTGGTAGAGAGTTTTGGCGAATCATCTGAGAAATCAAAGAAGGCAGCAGAAGATGCAAAGGCATTGCAAGATGCTTATGATAGCTTGGCAAGTGCTGGTGCTGAGGCTCAAACTAAGTTAGCCAATGCTCAGGTTAAATTGTTAGTGGCTAATGGTAAGCTATCTCAATCTGCTGCTGATAATATCATAGCATTCAATGAGAGGGGTTCAGCCATAGCAAAGGCTAATGAAGACCTGAAGAAATCAGAAACTGAACTATATGATAAGTTTCAAGAGTTACAGAAGGAAAGAAAGAAAGATGGTACATTAACATCACAAACATTGATTGATGACCAAAAGAATCTTAATGACCAAATATTATCATTGAATCTAATCTCTCAAAGTCAAATAAAAACAATTGAAGTACAAGCAGAGGTAGATGGAAAAAACAGAGCAAAAGAATCTGCTAACAATATTGCTAATGAAAGACTCAAGATTGCACAACAAGGCATATTAAAAACTACTGCAATTGAAGGTGATTCATTAAAGAATAAAATTGCACAATTGAAAAGTAGTGCAGCAATTGAAAAGCAAGAAGCAAGTGCATCAATTAAGAATGAAGAACTCAAGGCTGCTACCATTGCAAGAATCAATGCAGAGTTAGGTAGAGACATCCAGCAAGTAAAACTTGATGAGTCAAAAAGATTAGCATCAATTGAGTTAACACGATTAGAGACATTAAAGACACAAGGTGACACATCACTTGCCAATGAGTTAGCACTTGTAGATAAGAGAGCAGATGTTGCTAAGAAAGAAACAGAGGCATCTATAAAAGACAAACAAGAACTACAAGCAGCAATAGATAGTATTGATGCCAATGCAATTGCTGAAAAGAAAACCTTATCTAATTCAGCAATCATAGCAGAGAAAGAGTTAAGTCTTCAAATCCTTGAACTACGTAAGGCACAAGGTGAAGTATCACTTCAACTTACAGAGGAGATAATTAATGCAGATGCTAATGCACGTAAAGCAGCATTAACTCTTAATGCTAAGACTGATATAGAGTCACAAAAGAAATTAAAGAATGACATAGCATTAATTGATGCAGAAACAGAGACTAAGATAACTCAAGCAAGAGCAGAGGAGGCAAACAAAAGAATTGATATTGCTAATGCTGAGGCACAAGCAGCAGTAACATTGGGTACATCAACATATGAGCAACGGGTTAAGTTGATTGAAGATGAGGGTGTAAAAGCTAAGAATGCACTTGATAAGAAACTATTAGGTGAGGAGGCATACAATGCAGAGATAATTAGAATTAATGCTGAAACAACTGCAAAGTTAGATGATGAACAACAAAAAAGAATTGACAAAGCATTTGAGTATGCCAATGCAGTAGTTAGTGTATTCTCAAGTATTAATGATATAAGTAAACAAGCATCAGAGCAAAGAGTAGCAGATATAACTGCTGCAAGTGAAACAGAATTACAAGCTATCAATGATGGAAGTGGATTAGAACGTGATAAGATAAAAGAAAGAGCAGCACTTGAAAAAAGAACACAAGCAGCAATAGCAAAAGAGAAAACCAAACAAGCACAAAATGATAAGGCACTTGCACTATTCCAAGCAACCATACAAGTTGCTCAACAGATTGCAGCCAATGTAGCAAATCCAATTCTTGCTGCTATCATAGGTGTTGCTGGTGCAATTCAGATAGCAGCCATTGCCAGTCAACCTATACCTAAGTTTGAGAAGGGTGGAGTAGTTGGTGGTAAGAGACATAGTGAAGGAGGCACATTATTAGAAGCAGAGCAAGGAGAGTACATTGTTAATCGAAAGCAGTCAAGTGCCCACAGAAGAGAATTGAATGCATTAAATCAATCCTCAGAGGCATTTAAGAGGCTAATCAATGAAAGGTATGTAAGACCAGCATTGATGAACTATATGCTTAACTCAAAGTCTAAAGAGATGGGTGTTAATGTTAATGCTACATTGAACTCTAAAACAATGGAGGCTGAATTAAAAGGATTGAGGAAAGACCTAAGACAATCTAAAACAAGATATAGTAATCCAGTTGACTCAAGATACCAATGGCAGTAGATATTAAATTCTTAATCGATGGTGTTGATAGAGGTCAACCAACTAATGCTGAAGATTTTGGTTTCACTATATCTGAAGAGAAAGATATTAATGCAAGAATAACTTCATTCAATAACGAACTAATTTTTATTGGTCAAGCCTTTGAATATCTTATTGACAAACTTGATGAAAATGGATTCTGCAATTTAATTAATGTAGAAGTCCAGTATAGGTGCGATGGATTTTACAAGCAATTAGTAAAAGGTTATTTTATCATATCTGAGTGTAACTTTCAACTTGATAGATGTCAGGTTAAGACAAAGCTATATGATGAAAGTTTCAGCACTAAGATTAATAATAATAAAAATATCCCATTCTCAATGCTCAATGCATTGACAAAAAATTTGCAACCAGTAACACCACCAACAATAATTGATGGTCAGTTGTTCAATCCATCAAACGGGGTATATGATTCAAATACAATAATTGGTTATCAAATATTTGATGTATTCAAGCATCTTGTAAGTTGTATGAGTGATAACCTTATAGACTTTGCAAGTAATCTTTTTGAATTTGATTTGAATACAGATGGAGACTTATACATTGTAACTAATGGTGAAGCAATAAGAAGTAGGTTAACTGGAGAGGTAGTTGTTAGCTTTGAGAAACTATTCACCGCTATGCATAGAAAGTTAAACTTATGTTTAGTGTTTGAGAAACAAGCCAATGGTAGACCATTACTAAGAATAGAAGAGGCTGCATACATTAATCAACAAAATCCATCAGTCAACCTATATGACCAGCCTAACATCAGTCTTGCATTTGATAGAGATATATTATACTCAGCAGTGAGTTTTGGTTCATCTCCAATGTTAGAAGCAGAAGACTGCACTGGTGGCACTTGCTCATTTACTCAGACACCATTTAGAGGATTCAGAGAAGAGACATTTGGATTTACTGGTGAATGTAACACAAGTAGAGTTCTTGACTTAAATTCAAGTGATATCATATTTGATAGTAATATCATTGAAGATGTATTCAGGTTTAATACAGATGAAAGGAAACTTGATACATTCGTAATTGAATCAACATATAGTGCTACAACTAACTTATATTATGCAATAAGATTCGACCCATATAATCTAAATCAAAAAATATATAATGGCGGATTTAGAAATATAAACGTATCAAGTAATTGGATTGGTGGGTATCCTAATAGTCTATTCAGTTTTCTTAATGTACCACCCAATGCAGCACTTGCTGACTTGACTGCATTTGGTAGTTATCCAGTTGCTGGTCAGCCATTCTTTACTGCTGATGATGGAGTATTTAGTGATTTTATTTCTTATAACAATTTTCCAGTTCCATTTTCAAATGTTCAATATGATACGGGTAATAACTTTGATAATTATATTTATACTGCACCATTCTTAGGCACTTACAATATAGGTGCTTATGTTATTCTATCGGGAATATTTATTACTGGTAGTAAATTCTCATTTATATCAATTATTCATATGAACTCAGCTGGTTCAGTGATTCAAACATATAATGGTCCACAATTACAGAAGCAATCAATTAATCTTACTATTACCAATAAGCAGATAAGTATATTGATGAATGCTGGTGATAAGATTAAAATTAATGTTTCTACTAAGATTGGTACACAAGGTCCACCAGTAAATCAGGCAATACAAGGTCAAGGTGTTGAAGATGGAATATTGTATACTACACAATTAATTATTAATGGACTGCCATTATTAGCAAGTAACCCACCAAGTGAGTTAGAGCCAGTTAACATTGAAGATGTAAGAGCATATCTTTATAACTTTGAAAGACCATTGACTATGAATGAGATTGAGGCAATACTTAACAATAGTTCAAGACCAATATCATTTGGTAGATATGATGACCCATTAAGAGTTATCAAAGGATACATTAAAAAGGTTGATGTTAAATCAATTATAGAACAAGAGGCATCATTCGAATTAAAATCAAATAAGGTACTAAAATGAGTTTTACTTCAATACCAAATCAGCCTATTATATTTCGTCAAACAGATGAAATAGTAACACCTTGTGAAGAGTGTGGAAGTTCAGACTACAAACAATTGGTAGACTTTAATGACCAAATATTTTTTCAAGTTGAGACATCACCTTGTCAAGATTTACCATTATACCTTTATGATAGTGATAGTGGTGGATGGGGTGACAATGTTACTAATGGCAATATATGTAGTACCAATGTTTTTGAGGCTGGGTATTATGCACTTTATTATAGGACACAATATCCATTTCAATTATACTCAGTAACATTTACTATTGCATCATTAGATGAAGGTACATTGAGTGTAACAATGGATTACTCTACTATTTATGAGATAACAATAGCTGGTACTTATACTTTGTATTTTGCTAATCCAACAATTAATGTTAATGAACTTAGTGTTATTTTTAATACAACTACAAATGGGTGGCAAGGTTGCATTATTGCAAGTAGTATTAAAGTAGAAGGTTTAGCATCTAATTCTCAAATGAAAATTGGTATTGTTGATGCAGAAACATTGGAGACGATTGATGTAATTCAACCAGTATTTACTCTTAAAGGAAACAAGATAACTACTGCATTTAGTTTAACAGATGTTGAAGTTAATGAAGGTTGTTATAGGTTAGCTATTGCAGATTTCTGTACTAATACTTGCTCACAATTTTTTGTTAAGAATGGTTTATTTTCACCAACGAGAGATGGTGTACCAAGTTGGGATGTTTTTACATTGGATGCTATTTATGATATTGGTAATGAATTTTGTATTACAATGCCTACTGGAGATGGTGAGGTATCATTAACAAATGATTCAGAATTCTGTGAAGGTAATTTATACTACATTCAAATAAATATTATAAATGTAAGCAACATAGCTATCTATGCTCAAATAGGAGATAATCAAGTACAATATCCAATTGGTGCAACTGGTGTTCAAACTATTGCAATTACTGCTGGAAGTCCAAGTATTGAATTCGGAATGAGATTAAATTTCTTTTTTCAAGGAACTGCTGCTGGTGTTGGCTTATGTTGTATATCACAAGTTTATATAGGTATTGATGATTCAAGTATTACGTGGAATAAATACTCTGATATTCTATCTATTGGTGACTATAATGATAGTTGTAAATACTTTAAGATAGAAGGTTGTAATGCTCAAGACCAATTCAATTTTGCATTTGGTGGTAGTTCATTCTTACCAATGATTAGAATAGAAGGTAAAAGGTCTAAGGCACAATACGTGACCAATGCTAATACCTTTCGTTATGCATCGGGTAAGTGGACTGCTAACTATGTCAATAGAGTAAAACAATGGACGTATCACTTTGGCAGATTGCCTGAGTATGTACTTGACTTTCTCTCTACCATCTTCTACTATGACAATTGCTATGTCAATGGTGTATTGATGTTTCCTCAAGATAATGCATTTCCATCTATTGATTGGGCAGATGCTGATACATACTTAGGCTCATTCAATATTGACTTAGTTGAGAAAGAGAATAAGGTAGTAAAGGTTCAATGTAGTGAAGCAGATGCTAACTGCTTACCATCTATATTAGATAACTCAGATGAACCATTCTTGCTCACTCAAGACTTAAATAGAATCACTACTCAAGATTCAGTTAATTTGTATTACGAATTTTAATTATATTTGTATATCTTTTTGCACCCACGTAGGTTTAACGGAAGCAACCTTAAATAGCGACTGAACAACTTTAAATCTATATACAATGGGCTGCGCCTCATATTGCGAAACTGGACTTGAAACTCACGACTTAGTCGCTTGTGGAGAGTATAAACTTGGCGGAGTTTCCGCTATTATCATCGGTGCTTGTGGAGCAACATTAGTTGACCCAACACAACCAGCAGAGATTGAAGAAATGCTTATTAGTGGTGATGCAGTATTAGTTGAAGATATTCGTTTTTCATTACCAGCTGGTTCACCTATTCAGGTGGATTCACCAGTAGGATGTGGAACTCAAATTAGAATCAACGAAGATAGAACTGCTACTCTTTACGATGCTAACGTAACTGACCAAAATAACACATTCTATAACTCATTAAACCAACAAAAAGTAGGTTGGATTATGGCTTATTTATGTGATTCAGGTAAGGTTATATACATCGACCCACCAGTAGGTATCACAACATCTGCTAACTTCATCATCCCTGAGCAGAATAACGAACTTCAGCGTTATGAAGTTACGTTTTCTTGGAGACAAAAAGAGATTCCGACTCAGTTTACAGCACCAGCTGGTATCTTTGGATAATGAGTGAGGAGTTAACAACTAACGATATTGCCACACCTTCTTCTGAGGGTGTGGTACTATTTGCTTTTGGCAAGGCTGGATACTACCAAGCAGCATATAACCTTGCCTATTCAATTAAGTATCATTCACCATCAGTAAAGATTGCACTCTTTGTTGATGATATTAATAAGTGCAATGGAGCAACATATGATATTAATAAGTATGTTGATTCAATTAATGAAATAGAAAATTCTGACCTCTATGTTGATGGAAAATTAGACCCAGCAATGTTGAAGGTTTCCCTATATAAGTATCTGCCTTTTAAACACAATGTATATCTTGATGTTGATGCTCTTTGCCTTAAAGACATTCAGCCACTCATTGATGATTTAGTAAGTACCAAGAGGCACTACATAAGCCATTGCTTGGGATATCATACTATTGGTTTAGGTCGTGATTTCCCATCAATGGTTTGGGCATATTGTGATGATGTATGGGAGCATTTCAAATTAGAAAGTGATGCTATATTACCAGCCATCAATAGCAGCATTCAATACATCAAGAAGAGCAAAGAGGCTAAAGATTTATTTGGTGTGATGCGAATACTATACACCACCAATCAATTGCCATTGAAGAAGCTAAGAAGCAAATGGGGTAATGGTCAGCCTGATGAACTCTATATGAATGTTGCATTGGCTATGACTAAGTACGACCCATCATACAAGAATGGAGATAAGGTAGGTGATAAACAATCAGAGAGTGGTTTTATACATTTCTCACCAGTTCGTGGTTTATCATTTCAAGAGGTAACAGATAACTATTATTTCCAATCATATTATGGTGGTCGTAATTATACATCAAGATTCTATACTGAATGGCTTGAGAGACTTCTAAGAGTAATGATGAAGAAAGAAAACAAAACACATCAATTTCATATAGACCGAATCATAGGTCAAAAATACGTGAACAAATGAAAGACACTACTACCAAAAAACCGAAAGGAAGACCTAAGAAAACTACTACAGAATTAGTTGAAGAGGTCATTAATGATACACCAATTGTTGTAGAGTTAATTGATGATTCTCCAATTGTTGAGATTGTTACTACTGCTACATTCAAAGAAGTTGCAAGACACGAATGGAACTCTGAAGTAGAAGTTGGTGAGTTTTTAGCATCACTTGTTAAGATGTCAAAGTACAAGACCATTTTAGAGATTGGAGTATTTGAGGGTGAAACATCTCAAGCACTTATTAAATCACTACCTCAAGGAGGTCAATATGTTGGTATTGATATCAATGATTATCGTACACCAGCAACTAAGTTGTATATGAAAGAGGGTGGTAAGTCAATTGATTTCATATTAGGTAACTCACACATTGAATTGAAGAAATTACCTACTGCTCACTTTGATTTGATATTTGTTGATGGTGACCATTCTTGGGCATCTATTCTACCTGAATTTAGATTAGTTGATAAGTTAGTTAGTAGAGGTGGTGTTATCGTTTATCACGATACTATTCATTTAGAAGCACCTAAGAAGCTAATAAAATTTATGAATAATTACAGATACAAAGCAGTAACTTTGAACACACCTGAGGGTCGTGGTCTTTCAATAATCCATAAATAATCTACATATGAAACCTACATTTTGTCGTTCTAAATCTTGTGGCTCTCACATCATTAATTCAACAACATCAACTAAAGTAGTAGCATAATATGGCACTCTCAATTGAGGAGGTAAACAAGATTGTTAGAAAGTTTGCCTATAAACATAAGGCATTCGATAATGACAAGTCAAGGTCTGCAACTAATCCTATCTCAAAGAGAAGAGTAGGAATGTACCAGTATCCCGAATATTGGGATGGGTACAATTTCTCTGCTATGATGTATGATTCTATTTTACCTCACGCACGAGCAGATGTCTATCCTGAGCATTTATTATCAGTTAGGTCACCTAATCAGACTGAGGCACAATATGAGTACATAAAGGCTAATTACAAGGCTACTACTCTTAATGTCTTTGAAGATTTCAAGGCTACTATCTCTCGTGCATTTGCTGACCAAAACTGGTCAATCAATGTAAGACCTGAAACTGATGAAAGATTTGGTGAAGACACATTCAGCAGATTCATCAATGAGGAGATTGAGAAGTTTGGTAGTGTAGAAACATTTGTTAAGTCAATGCTACCTACTCTCAAGTTGATTGACCCTAACGGAATCATTGCAATTGAGCCTGAAGATTTTGATTATGAAGATGAGAATGACAATGGTGAAGAGGTGCTACTTGGTAATAACCTTATTAAACCAATGCCTTCTTATTACAACTGCAAGAGAATCGTAGGTCAAGAGTATGGTAAGTGGTACTTAGTAATTGATGAAGATAAGAGTTATATTAAAGTAGGTACAAAGACAGAGGAATCAGGAATCATACTTGAGTTATTTGATGATACCAACATATGGAGAATCGAACAAGTAGGTAAGAAATCTGATATGACATTTGGTGAGCCAGTTGTTTATTTTAAACACGATTTAGGTTATGTGCCTTGTCGTAAGTTGATGGGTACACCATTGCTTGTCAACAATGAGTTAGTATTTCAATCTCCATTCATCACAGCAGTTCCATTGCTTGACCAAGTTGTACTTGATGAGTCATATCTACAGATGTCTAAGGCTACCTCTGCATTTCCATTTATGGTTGCACTTGGTGAGATATGTGAATTCGTAGATAGAGAAGGTAACAGATGCGACAATGGTCAGATATTTGACCCTATTGGTGGAGGATATCGTGGGTGCTCTTCTTGCGGAGGTGCTGGTGTTAAGAGTCGATTCAGTCCAACTGGTATGTTGTTAGTTAAACCAAAGACATCATTGAGTGAGGGTGATAGTGGATTAAGTGGTGACTATATGAAGTTTGTTTCTCCACCAATGGACACATTGACCTTCTTGAGAAATGAGATTAATACTCAGATGGATAAGTCAAGGAGTGTACTTCATCTACCATCAAGTGATGCATCAGGTACTATAGGTGAGGCATCAACTGCTACTGGTTCATTAAATAAGATGAGAGCATTGTATGCTTTTGTAAAGCCTATATCTGACCAACTATTTGGTATGTATGAATTCATTCTTCAAACTATTGGTTCAATGCGCTATGGTGAATACTTTGGAGGCATTACTCTTGTATATCCTACTTCATTTGATATCAGCACTCCATCAGATTATCTTGCAGTTATATCAGAGGGTATTGCTGCTGGTGTGCCTCCAGCGGTGACCTATGCAAACGTATACAACTACATCAAAGCCATCAACTATACTGATGATGAGAGTGCTGCTATGTATGAACTCATAATGAGTGCAGATGAACTCTTGTTGATGGGTCAAGCAGACATAGTTGCAAGACTTGGATTAGGTACAATTGAGAAGTGGCAAGATGTACTTCACCAATCAGCACCTCAACTTGTAATGGAATTAGTAAGAACATTTGAACCAAATGCTGATTATCAAAATTTCTTAGACCAATCAATGCAAGACCAAATAATTCAATTAAGGGATGCAGCGGTAGGTAAGGTAAGAGAGGTACTTGACCCAATCCAATTGGCTCAACAAAATCTTTTGAGTGGCATCGCTTAGGGACATAGTCAACGATAAGATTAAACTTTTTGATAGCACTCCTGATAAAATGGGGAATGCTACTGAGAAGGTTCAGTTGAAGATATGGAAGGAACTCTTGCCAGTAATCAATGACCTTGAGGTAGATGCTACTGGTAATATCATTCAGAGTGATAACAACGTAGCAAGAATTGGAATCATTGCAGATAAACTTAATGAGGTACTTGGTGGTAAGGAATATCAGAATGTCATTAAGACCTTTCTTAACTCAATTGATGAGGGTGTAGTATTGACCAATGAAATTGCTCAAAAATTTGAGGATGGATTTGAGCCTACTGCTGCTCAGACTAAGTTACTACAGATATCTAAGACCAATGCCATTGATACCTTTATTGGAAGTGGTTTAAAGAATAATGTCACTCAACCATTTGTTGAGCAGTTGGTGACTAACATATCTGCTCGTGCTCCATTAAGTGAAACCATCAAAGCATTAGAAGGTGTTATAGTTGGAACTGATTCAACAGAGGGCAATCTACTAAGACACATTAAGACAACTGCTTTAACTGCTCAGGCAGTTGCTGATAGGTCATACTCATCTGCTATTAATGAAACCATTGGTGCTATATACTTTGAATACTTGGGTGGTGAGATACCAACAACAAGACCATTTTGTCAGCATCGTGAAGGTGAAGTATTTCATAGGGAAGAAATTGAGCAATGGGGTAGAGGTATCAATTCAGGAGGTATCAATGATATAGTTGATGGTAATTGGGCTGGTAGGATTGATGGAACTGATTCTACATCAATATTCACATTTGTTGGTGGTTGGAATTGCAGACACTACTTAATACCAATTGAATCAGATATGGTTGACCCATCAGTTAAGGCAAGAGCAAAGGCTGAAGGTTTTGATACTAATGAAACACCAAGAGGTGCAAGATTATCAGCCTAATATAACACAATCAAAAAATTATTATATTTACACAATGAACGTAATAGTAATGCCTGATGGAGACATTAAGAAAGTCTCTAATATGGTTGCTGAACTCTTGATATATAATGGAGGTCGCAGATTAGAATTGAAACCAATTGAACTAAATACAAACAACAATGAAAGAGAACGAAGCATTGGAACTGGTGAAGTTCCTAAACTTAGAAAACGCAGAAACAATCGAAGAAGCGAAGGAAAAATTTACAGCACAATGGGTCAAGTCTGAGGAACTATCAAGCAAGATAGGTAGAGTTACTGGCAGCATCACCAATGTAGCAAGGAAAGCATTTGAGCCATTTGGCATTGTACTTACTGAAGAAGACTTCAAGGATAAGAAAGTAGAAGAGGTCATTAGGAGTGCATCAGAAAGAGCCAAAGAATCATTTGAGGCACAACGTGAAGAGTGGGAGAAGAGAGCATCAGGTAATGGCTCAGAGACCTTAATCAAGGAATGGGAATCTAAATACAAGTCACTTGAGAAAAAGCATAATGATGTTGACTCAGCAAGACAAGATGTGATGACCCAGTTTGAAAATTACAAGGAGAAAGTTAAGGAAGAGACTAAGATGTCAACCATCAACAACATCTTTGAGAAAGAACTTACTGCTATTAAGATTGACCCATCAGTATCGGATATTACTCTTAGAGGGTTCAAGTCAGTCATTGCAGAAAAGTATGTGATAGACTTAGAAGATGATGGTAATGCAATTGTGAAGGATAAGAAAAGTGGTGAGAGATTAAAATCAACTGCTAAGGCTGGTTCATTTTTAGGTATTAATGATGTGCTTTTAAAGGAGGCTACTGATGCTGGAATTATCCAAAAAAATGTTCATCAGGGTAAAATGGTTAACCAAAAAGGTGCATATATTCCACCACTTGAGACCACCCAAAACAACAAAACTAAATCTGTTAACCCACGTTTTTTGGGTATGTAAAAACACTATATTTGAGTGTTCATAGTGGTTCACTTTTATGCGAAGTTTAAGTAAATCAATGTTTGATTGAGGAGAGGGTGGCAGAAATGTCACCCTTTTTTTGTGTTTGTAACTGATTGATTATCAGTCGAAAGCATTATCTTTTTAAAAAGGTATTGCAGTATCAAAAACACATTGAGTGTCTTAAATCGCATATTTGAGGCTTTAAAAAGGATTTGAGAAAAACAAATAATATCTAAAATATTTTTGTAAATTAGCCACGCAAAAAGACAAAGTAGTCAGTCTTGACTCTAACAAGACACCAAAAAGTAGGTAAAATTCTCAACCTTAAATGAGACAAAAACTAACTTTCTAAATCGACTAAAATGTCAATTTCTCGTATACTTTCCGAATGTCCAAACATTCAAGCACCACTTGGTCAACTCTTCATTGAGGTTGGTCAACGTGAGTCATTACCTTTTCTTGAGTATCTTAACTCACCTGAGAACGTAAAATTAATTCGTCAACAAGTTTCTGCTGGTGGTGGTAAACTACGCACAATTGAAGCACGATGGATTCAACGATTACCTGAAACAGAAGTAGATGCTGGTGCAGATATTATGAACTGCTCTGCTACTAATGTATATGGTGATTCTACTGAAACATACACCCTTGAGACTACAGATACTTACCAAGCATCTCAGTTAATCTCAGGAGCAGATATTGCTCGTCATTGCCAAGATAACAATGTTTACTTCCTTGAGTCAGTTATGCGACTAATGGATGTGATTGACCGCAAAGTAGCATCTGTTGCTGCTACTCAAGCAGTAGCTGCTATTGGTACTTGGGGTACAGATGTTGAAAATTTCTTCACAATGGATGGTGACTGCATCGAAGTAAATACAATCAATGCTGGTAATGAAGTTAACCCATTTGCTCTTGCTGATATCCAACAAGCAACAACAATGGCTAACTACCCAGCAGCACCAATTGCTTTTGGTGGTGCAGCAATGCAGAGATATGCTAATGCAGTTAAGGCTGGATGTTGCACTAACTCAGGTATTGATTTGTTAGCTATCAGCCAACAAAATGGTTTTGGTTTTGCTTATGACTCTCGTGTAGCTGCTGCTCAAGGTGACCAAACTCACGCATTGGTGACTACTGCTGGAGCAATTCAGTGGTTATCTTATAACCTTGCTGAGTGGAACTCAAATTTCACTCCATCTGTTGGTGCTGGTTATGCTCGTACAATTGCTTTCACACCAGCTGGTGTACCAGTTGACCTAACATTGAAAGATGATTGTGGTAACCTTTCTGTTATCGTAACTGCTACTGGTAAGATTGTTACTCTTCCAACTGACATCTATGAGGCTGGAGATAAGTTATCAGGTGTTAACTATGTGAATTGCGTTAGCATTGTAAACCCATAGATAACCCACAATTTCTACTGAGTGAAAACTTAGATGAATTGATGGGTCAAAATGGTGATAATTTACAATCACAATAATTGAGGGGTGGGGTCATTAATTGCCCACCCTTTTTTATAACTTTACAAAAAAGAAATTATGTGCTTTGAAAAACTCGTAGGTTTGAAAGGCTGCCAATTATCTGAACCAACTACTGGTTTGTATATCGATGATTTGGGCATTAACACCTCTCTATTAGGTCAATTAATCACAGACCAATATGCAAGTGGTGTAGAACTATTTGAAAGCAAGAGAGCCTTTGCTTGGAGGAAATTGTCAAGTGATATTCTCACTCGCCTACAAGCCACGATGAAGGCAGATACAATAATTGAGAATAAGAGAATAGGTCAGGTATTAACTAATGCATCTAACATTGACCTTGCATTAGGTGCTGGGAGGTATGCTGGTATCAGAGTTAAGATTGACCCAAATAATACATCATTTTTAAATTTCTATTTGAGCCAATTACAGATTGACATCTACACAATGGCTACTCCAGTAGAGATATTGGTATTTGATATGGCTACACTAAAGTTAATTGATACATTCGATTATCAGAGTGAAGCAGTAGAAGAGTTTATTGGTCGTACTTTTAAGGCTAAGAGAAGAAAGTTAGATTTAGCATTTGTCTATGAGTCACTCTATGACACTACTAAGATGATTACTAAAAAA